GTTCGGCGTCTTGGTGGCCTCGATGTCTCGCGCCAGTCTCCGCAAGTCGTTTGCCTGCCACGCCAAATCAATCGCGGAGCGCAGCCCGGCCGCAATCACTTGTTGCGCCACGCGCTGCATGCCTCTGATTACGTGCCGTTCGGGGTGCTCCATGTCCAGGTTCTCATCCATCGCTTTGACCATCGCCAGCGCCTGCACGGCTTGGTCTGCGAGGCTCATGTTCTCTGCCATCCCTGTTTCTCCAAAAGTCGGCGCTGGTACTACGGCGCTTCGTGGTTGCCAGCCGCCGAACCCGGCAGTCGAGCGGACTCCGCGCCTGCGGCGCTCCGCTCGCTCACTTTTGCGTTGGGCATCACCAGTAGTTTGCCCCGACGCAAATCTGATAGCTGCACTTGTGGCGCTCGCAAACTTCCTTCGCCCACTCTTCGAGCGCCCGTTTCTGCGCCTCCAACTTCTCCCAGGTGATCGTTTCTCCGTAGCCGTAGGTCACGAGGTCATGGAGAACGATGTCGCCCTCCTTGGCTGCCAGTTGGTTGCTTTCGTCGTAGGCTTCCTCCATCACTTGAATGGAGTAGTCGTCACCACCGACCTTGATCTGGTCGTCCTCCGTGATCCCCGCCTCTTCCAAAATGGCGCGGTAGGTCTTGCGTGCCAAGTCGTCTGGCGTCAGCGCCAGGATCAGCATTGCGTTCGGGTGCGTGCTCATTCCTTCTTCCTTTCCTGGCCACTTAGGCCCAACTATTCATTCCACCGGACCGCCTGCAGGCGGCCGGTGATTTCGGTCGTTATGCCCCGCTGCATCGCGAAGCTCTTTCGGCGCGTCGAACAGATAACCGACAAACACTTCTCGCCCGCCGTCGACGGAAATGTGAATGCCGTCGTCGTCGATCGTGTAGCCAAACGTCGCTCCGTATTCTTCGCAGAGGTCCGCTAGCTTCAGCAGGAATTCCTTGTCTAGTCCGTTTTCAATCATGTCCATCTCCTTCACCGCGTTGCATAACTGTGCCTTCGAGCGGACGCTCCGCCGATAAGGCCGGCTCCGCACCGCTCAAGGCGGCGTTGGGGTCGTCATCCCAAAGGCTTCCGCAGATTCATGGCGCGGCTACCGTCATTGCACTTTGCGTGGCGATCCCACGCGTCTTGATACAGGGTGTGCACGCCACCGTGGTCTTTGCATTTGCTTTGCGCCTCAAGAAGCACATACCCTTCGGTGTCTCCGTAGGAACAGCCCCCCAACACGGCGGTCAACAAGGACGCGCCGCCAATCAGCGCTGCTACCCGTTTCGCATTTTTCATCTTCATTTCTCCTGTTAAGCGCCGTGATGCGGCGCGCCTGTTACCTCGGCGTTGGGCCTCATGAAAAGTCACTCCGTCGAAGCCGCATTGCGATTACATCCCGCCATATCCCGAGGCACTGATGGCAGTCGATCTTTTGACCCCGCTTTGCCTCGACAAACCCCATGTGCCCTAGAGTCTCATCGGCTGCATCGAGGCCGCACAGTGTGTGGTAATCACCACCACCAGCCGCTGGTGCGTGCCACTCAACAGAGCCGTTTATCAGTACGCCGACCGCCTTGCTCATCGATCACTCCTTCGTTTGTGGCCCAACAGGGCCATCAACGCGGACGCCCTGCGGGCGCCGGTTATGTTCGAAGTTATGCAGCTTCGCCCGCACCTGGCTGTCGGCCAGGCGCCGCTCGCGCCACCAGAAATCTTTGATCTTCCCGCCGCGCCCGAACTTTCCGACGACACTAAGTTCCATGCGCACTTCATCGCCGTAGCCCTCGGCGTAGCGGTCGCATTCTTCCTCTGTGGCATCTTCGGGGAAGTCGATGTAGGCCAAAGGGCATGTGTTGGCGAGGCACTGCTCATCACCGTCCGGGTGGTGGCATCCGTAGTTTTCCTGTTCGTTGCTGAAGCAGCCGCAGACCTCTGCCAGTCTGTTCAGCGTCATGCCTTTGGGAGCGCCGCACTGCCATTCTATGTAGGCTCGCGTGCTCACCGCCTCGATCTTGATCTTCACTCTTTCCATCGCTGCCCCCCGCTGCATAACACGTCGGTCAACCTTCGCTCGCCTTCGGCTCGCCGGACCTGCCGCAAGCGGCAGGCCGGGTTACCTCTGAGTTGCGCCTCAAAACAACTCCGCTTGCTCGGCCGCCTGCCCCGCATCCACTTTGCCGCAGATCAGTTCGACGGCCCGACTGGTGATGGGGGCGAACTGGAGGCCGATCTCGTAGATGGCCTGCTTGCCGCTCATCCCCTCGACGCAGGTCAGCCGGTCGAACTCGGCGCGGATCGCGCGGGCGCGCAGCTCGTCGCGCGCGGCCTTGCAGGTCGGGATCTCGATCACGTCGCCGCCCCAGCGTTCGGCCAGCTTGGCCATCGCTTCGTCGCCGACGATCTCCGCCAGTTCGGCCCAGCGCTTCGCGCCGGCCGGGTGCCGGTCCGGGTGCTTGGGAACGAGAAACTGGCAGCCGGGACGCGCGGCCAGCAGCCTAGCCGCCGGCTCGTCGCCGAGGCATTGCATCAGCGCCTGCGCCGTGTAGGGCAGCAGCGACCAGACGGCGCGCAGTTCATCGGCTTTCACTGACGATGCCCTTGCGTGCGCATCAGCGCGCCGGCCACGGCGTGCAGCTCGCGCGTATCCATCATTTCCAGCCGGCGATCGACGCCGTGCTGGCGCCTGGCCACGCCTTCGGCGTAAGCCTTGCCGACGCCCAGGGAAAGGCACGTCGCGCAGATCTTGCGCAGCAGCGGGCGCTTTTCTTCGGCGGCTGTGTCGATGAAGGCCCATTCGTTCGGCGCACCGGCCAGGCGGCGCAGGTATTCGAGCACCCGACGCGCGGCGGAGGCGCCCATATCCTTCGTCGATCCGCTGGCCACCTTGCCGACGTTGCGAATGATGTCGTGGCGCGTGTCGTCGTCGATGCCGAGCTTGCGGCATTCGATGAGGATGGCCTTCTTGGCGCCGGCAAGGTCAAAGGGCATGGCTAGATGGCTGCCTTTTCAGGCGGCGAGAACGCCTCAGCAACATCGATGATGGCCTGCAGCGCATCACGCATGTCGCGAATGGCCGGCAGGCCAACCACGCGCCGATGACCGAGCGGCATCGGAAACGAACAGCCCAGGCCGGCCTGATATTTCACTTCTTCAAACTGGTCGCGGGTGATCGCCGACAGTAGCGTCACAGAGCATTCTTCGAGAGTATGCGAATACTCGAATTCAATTGAGACGTTCCCGCGCGAGGCAAACATGATTCGATCCACGCCTTCTACCTCGCAATCGACGATGATCGGCCCCTCATTTTCCATAAAGCTCGGATCGCACATCACGCCACCTCCGCCACCACGCCGGCCAGCATCGCCTGGGCCATCTTCACGCCGGCACCGTCGACGGGTTTGACGATGACCTGGTCGTTGCCGCCCTTAACGCTCACGCCGATCTTCTTGAGGTCGGCGACCGTCATGCTGGCCATTGCGTCCTTGGACGGGCTTTCGTCCGTAATGATCAGCACCGCGGCCTGATCCGGGAAGTGCTTGCGAATCAGCGCGACGACCTTGTCGCCGTCGTTGTATTCGAGCCGGCCTTTCCCCTTCTGGAAGCCGCACTTGATGCCGTGCAGCGTGACGGTCTTCGGCTTGACGAAGAGGCCCGGCTCGGCTTCGATCATGGCCTTGAGTTCGGCTTCGTGTTCGGCGGCGGAGGCGACGGCCTTGCGCAGCTTGGGCACTTCGGTTTTCTTGAGGATGGCGATCGCGTTGTCCAGCTCGGTGGCGATGTCGTTGACGCGAGTGAGCGCGTCGGAGAGCTTGCGGGCGCGCGCCTCGATGTCGTTGATGGTTGGCATGTCGGCTCCTATGTGAATTCGGGAATGGGTTCGTCGGCGCCGAGGTCGACGCCGGAGAAGCGCGCGTAGGCGCTCTTGAGCTTGCCGACCTTGGCGAGGGTATGCACGGCGCGGCCGTGCAGCCATTGGCAGGTTGCCTGCACTTCGGCCTCGGTCTGCGGGATGTAGTAGCCCGTCTTCGGGTGCGCGCAGACGGGGATGCCGTCTTCGATCAGGTCGTCGACGAGCTGGCGGATGGCGCGCTCGGTGGTGCCGACTTCGAAGGCCAGCGTCTTGACGTCTTTGCAGTTGTCTTGCCCGCGCTGCAGGCGGGCGAAGAGCGCATCCTTGGTGACGGGGGTTTCGTGCATGGCGCGACCTCCTTTGATTAGCGGTAACGGATGACTGCGGGTTGGTCGAAGATGCCGGCCGCGCTGCTCTTGGCCACGATGCCTTTGCATCGGTCGCAGATGCGGTTGCCGGCGTGCGTGCTGTGGAACATCTGGCCGCAGCCGCCCAGGCAGCGGCGCATGCCTGCGGATTGGGCCGTCTTCGGCTTGCGAAAACTCGGCGACGGCGCTACGGCGGCTTCGCCTTGCCAGGTGTAGCTGCGCACTTTCCTTCGGCAATGGCCCACCGGCGCATCTACCAGCTCGGTGGTGATCGTTCCGGCGTCGAGCAGGCGACGCAGCAGGTCTAGCTGCTGTTTCAGCGGCACGCCGGCAATGTCTCGCAGGTCGATGCTGGTAACGGTGCCGCGCTCGCGGATGAGTTCGATCATGCGCTGGGTCTTGCCGTTGTGTTCACCCATGCTTGCCTCCAATGCCAAGGCGCGCGCAGCGGCTGGCGATGCGTGCGGAAAGAATGCCGACGGCGGTGGCCAGGCGCTCGTCGTCGTCGCGGCTGACGCTTCCGATGCGGTGCATGACGGCATGCACGACTTCGTGCGGGATCAACTCGGCAAGCCGACCGTTGGCCGGAATGACGACGGTGCCGGCGTTGCCGCACAGCCTGGCAGGCGGGTCGAAGAAGGCGCGGGCCGCAGGCGCGCCGCGCTGGCGGCGGCCTTCCTTGCGGCGGCACTCGGCGTCGACGTCGGCTTCGCTTGGCAGCACGCGCACGCGCAGGCTCAGGCGGTTGTATGTGACGGTGAAGACGGCCAGGGCGCGGGCGCGTTTCATAGCTGGCTCTCCAGGTTGCAGCCGTCCACAAAGCGGCTCAAGTCACGCAGGTCGTCGGCGTCGAGGGTCATTTCCTGGTCGCCCTTGACGATCATCAGCGTTCCGTCCGACCACCAGCCGAAGCGTGCCGGCTGTTTGCGTTTGAGGAACGATGGCGCCTCAAGCTCAATGACTTTCTTGTCCGGGGCGCCCATCAATGCACCCCCGTTGCGCCGCGCTGTGGGCGCCGCTGTTCGGCCTCGGCGTGCGTCATGGTCCAGCGGATCTCGCAGCCGAAGCGCGAGGCGAAGAAGCTGACTTCCGCTTCCGTGCTGCGACAGGTATCGGCTTCGCGCCAGAGTTTGCTCGCGTGGCTTGGCGGAACGATCTCGATGCGCGGCGTCTGGCCGCCGATCATCACGAGCAGGACGGTCTCGCCGTTCATCATCAGCCACTCGATACAGCGGGCGACGTTGTTCATTCCGTGCAGCACCAGCATGTTGAGCGAGGCTCGCTCTTCATGGTTGAGGCCGGCGATGCGTTTTTCGGTTTGGCTCATGGCTTTGCCTCCAGTGGTTTGAGGTTGCAGCTTTGGCAGGCGCGCCAGTGGCGCGCTTCGCGAGCGCTGCTGGTGGGCGCAGGGCGCAGGGCGTTGCCCTTGCATGCGACCGGAGAGATGTCTGCGCCCAGGTATGGGCAGGCGATGCGCACGACATAGGTGTCGAAGACGGTCTGCGCGAACCTGTCGAGACGGCCGTGGTAGGTGCCTTTGCAGACGAGACTGACCATCGTGCGCGACACGCCGAGTTCGTCGGCGACGGCCTGCTTGCTGCCGTTGTGACGCGCGAGCGCGGCATCGAGCAGGTCGCGCCAGTTTGTTTCGAGCGGGTTCATGGCGCGATTCCTTCCGCCGTGCGCGCCAGGGAGATCTCGCGCTCGATGTTCGGGTCGTAGATCGTGCCGTGCGCTGCGCGCCAGATCGGTGCAAGCGGGCCGGTGTCGCTCACGAGGATGAAGCGCAGGCATCCGTTGCTGGTCTGGTTGAGAGCGGTTTCTCGGCGCTCCATGAATTGCACGTAGCCGGCCTTGGCGAGTGCGCCGACGTACTTGCGGATGTTGTCTCTGGCGTTGCGCTCTCCGCCTTCGACGACGCGCATGGCGATGTCGTCGTAGGTGAGCTTGCGGCAAAGGCGCAGGCAGTTCCAGGCGCGCTGGCGCAGGCCGGGATCACGGGAGCGGAAGCCCGTCTCTCGCCCGCGCGGGCCGCTGCGCAGCTTCGCTCCATCGGATAGCGCAGCGCAGCCGGCGTCGGTGAGCTTGTGGCAGCCTTTGCCGGTGCGCTTGATGAATCCGTGGCGACGCAGGTTCTGGCAGGCATTCTCGACTTGCTTGGCGGTGTAGCCGGTCAGCTCGACGAGGCGCGCTTCGGTGATGCAGTCGCGCGGCGCGGCTTCGCCGATGGCCTTGAGCAGGGTTTCGGTGGTCCAGGGCATCACCGCCCCCTGACGATCTGCGGGCGGCCGGCCTGCCAGTCATGTACCAGCTCCTGCCCGGCCATGTCGGAAAGCGTGACGGTCTGCCGCTTGTTGCGCTTCGCCTGAATCTCGACGGCGGCGATCGCGTTGACGATGGCGCTGACCAGCCCTTTGCTCTGACGGTGGATCTCGGCGACGAGGTCGGCAGCGATCTCGATGTCGGAAAGCTGCGCGCAGATCAGCGCGGCATCTTCGGCGGTGGCCGGCGTGAATTCGACTGTCTCGCGAATGCGGCGCGAGAGCTGCGGGAAGCGGGCGACGCGCCGCTGCACCTTGTCTTCGCCCGCAACCAGCACGGCGATGGTTTCGGTGATGTCGGTGATGTCGCGCAGGGCTTCGAGGACGCTGGCGTTGTTGGGCAGGCAGTGCTGCACTTCGTCGAGGACGATGGGCAGTTGCGTGCCAAGCAGCTTGCCAGTGATGCGCTGGAAGCGTTCGCGCCGCGTGCCGGTGCCTTCGACCTTGAGCTTGTCTGCCAGCTCTTCAAGGAAGAAGCTGGGGGAGTACTTCTCTTTGGCCCGGATGTAGATCGCGCCTTGGCGCACGGCCCATTCCTCGACGGTGTCGGTCTTGCCGTAGCCGGGCGAGCCTTCGACGAGCAGCCAGCTCGCCTCCAGCGCGCCGCGCGCCTCGACGAAACGGACGGCGGCCTGGAACCGCTCGTAGTTGCTGGTCTTGACGAACTGTTTCTTCACTTTGATAGACTCCCTATGTTGCTTGCTTCAAATCGGCCGTTCGGGTGACTGCAATCACCCGGCGGCCACCTCAAAACCTTCGAGCTTCGCCCGCGCGCGGGCCGCGTCGGCGTCGCACCAGACAACCCCCTGCATCTCGTAGCGCGGCAGGATGTCCAGGTAGTCGTCTGTTCCGACGTAATCGAGCAGCCACAAAACGTCGCTCTTGTCCCACTGCGCCAGGTTGCGCATCAGCCAGCGGTATTGATCCGGGTCGTTGGTGAACCACGGGCGTTTTTCGATGCCAGGCATGGCGATGACGTTTTCGGCCGGCGCGGCTAGTTCGGCGGCGGATTCCTTGATTTCGACGGCCTCGCCCTCTAGGTAGGGGCGGCCGGCCTCCAGCACCGGAGAGACGTACCAGGGCACGTCCAGCACCGGGGTTTCGGTGCGGGCGTTGATGGCGTCGATCTGCTGCTCGCGGCGCTTGATCTGCGATTCGCGGCGCTTGGTCTGGGCCATTTCGTACATGCTCATGGGGCGCGGGCTGCGGGCTTCGACGAGGGCGGCCTCGACGATCAGCCGGCCGTCGAGCGTTTTGATCCATACCGTGCGCCAGTCGTGTAGGTCGATGGCGACCATGACTTCCTTGTTGTTCCAGTCTTCCAACTCGGCATGGTCATAGCGGTGGCCGGTGTAGGCCCAGACGCCGCCGCGCTTGACGGTCTTCTTGACGTGCGGACGGAAGGCATCGGCAATTTCAGCATCCGTCATGACGATGGGCTCCCAGCCTTCGGAGCGTGCCTGTTCCAGTGCTTCGCGCGGTGTTTGGTGGCGCAGCTTGCCGGTTTGCGGGTCGCGCAGCTTCGGCAGGCCACGGCTCGGCGTGTCGCGGCGCTTTTCGATCTTGCCCATGAACCATGCGTGCGCGGCCTCGAAGCTCTCGAACACGACGCCCTTCCCGGCGCGCTCGGCTTCGCGCTTGAGGGTGTCGCGCTCGACGAGGTCGCGGCTCTTTGCCATCTTGGCGGTGATGCGCTTCACGCGCTTGAGCGTCAGGCCGTCCATGCCCTTTCCCTGGTAGGTCGCCAGCTCGCGCGCCTCGCGGTCGTACCAGGCGTGCAGGTTCTCGATCAGGCCGTTCGCCTGGCTGTTGCCCTTGCCCTTGGCCAGCATCTTCGGATGCACGACCGTCATGCCGAGGCGCGCCTGCAAGCTGGCCACGCTATCCAGCTCGAAGCGGTCGTTCTTCGCGCTCTTGGTGTTGTCGATCTGCCAGATGGCCGGGACACCGATGTCGCGCACCGCGTTTTCAAGGCACTTGGCGATGACTTCGTAGGATTCGGCCAGGCCGAAGGCCGGCGTGCAGGGGTAGTTGGTGGCGAAGTCGATGGCCGTCCAGACTTCGTAGGTGACGTATTCGCCACTGACCGGGTGCGGTGCGGTGAAGTGCGTGCACCAGCCGTCCGCATGGACCTCCATTGCGGGCCATAGGCCGGCCTTGGAGCGGATTTGATAACGCTTGTGCGCTTTCAGGTCCATGCCGGTGTGGCGGCCATCGAGCAGATCGATCTGGCTGGCCTTTTCCCGCCTGAATCTGGCAACGGCGTCGTAACTCGGCGGCTCGCCGTGTGCGGGGTTCCAGCTCGCCAGCAACTGCTCATGTACCCACTTGAGCGTGCCGCCTTGCGGTCGCCGAAGGAGGCTATAAACCTGCGCGTGCCAGGGCTTGAGAGTCCAATCCTTTTGCGGGATGGCGGGCGCCAGGTCGGCGCCGCTCGACGACTTGGATAGCCAGCGCTTGAGGCTGCGCACGCTGGGCAGGCCGTCGTCGCGCCCGCCCTTCCGGCCGCGCTTGTCGCGCGCATGGGCTAGCGTTGGCGCCAGCTCTCCCGTGGCTCGGGCATGCGTGAGCAGCGTTACCAGCGCGGCTTCCTGGCTGCATCCGGTGGAATGCTGCAGGCTTGTAACGCGGCCGAGAATCACCTTGCGCGCCGTTTCCGTTTCGCGCTGTGCGCGGGTCTTGGCGGCATGGTGTTCGCCCGTGAGGTCGGGAGGAATAGAAAGGCCCGTCTGACGCTCTGGGCGCTCGGCGGGTAAAACCCCGGCGGCTGAAGGTGCCGGGGAGGAGGAATCGGTAAAAGTCGGCGCTGGCGAGACGGCAATCGGCAGCTTTGCCAGTTCGCGCTGGTGCAGGGCGTCCCGCGTCTCCGGCGGCAGGCAGGAAATCGGCCATTCCAGGCCCTTACCTCGCACTTTAGTGCGAGCTACACGCAAATTTTTTTGGAGGCGGGCGCGAACACGGCGATCCGTGCCAGGCATGCCGGGCAGGCCGACCAGCTCTTGGGAGGAATACCAGCCGTTCATTCCAACCCCCTGACGGCGGCTTCAATGCGCTCGCTGGTGGCGCCGGACGGGATGATCGTCACGCTGCCAGTGGCCGGGTTGATGATCTGGACGATGACCGGCAGGTTCCACATCATCCCGCTATTGGCGCGGCTGTCGCCCACCATCGCGGACAGTACGGCCGAGCGTTTTTCGATTTCACTCGCCTCGATGGCGCTGTAGAACCGATGCAGCGACGACTTTCCGATCCGGTAGCCTTGATCGAGCAACCAGGCTTCATGCCGCTCGTAGGCGGAGAAATTGCTGTCGAATACCCGCCGCGACAGCTCCAGTCGGACGGCTTCCGGCAATATATCGACGAGGTGTTTCCGTGGCATATCAGCGACTCCCTTGCGATTTCAGAAGGGTTTGCAGGGCGCGCTTGCGCTCCGCCAGATCTTTTTCCTGCTGGTGGATGCGCCCCAGTTCGATATAGGCCGCCTCGTCGGCGGTGACCACGCGGCGCTCGCCGCGCTTCCTGGCATAGAGGCCGAGCAGCACGTCGGCGCCGAGGGCGGCATCGAAGGCCATCGCCCGCATCAGGCTGATGTCGCGCGGCTGTTCGGCCTTCTCGGTGTGCGATGGCGCGGTGTAGCCGTTGAGCGTGGCCGGGTTGAACTTGTCGCCCAGGTGAAAGGCCATGCGCTCCGCTACAGATTCGCGGGTCAGCCCGCGCTCGCCGGCAATCTTGAGCGCCTCGGCCATCGTCGCCGCGATCTCGACGCGGCAGCCCATGCCGCCGGGGCGCTCCGGAGCGTCCGCGAACAGATCGAGGCTATGACTTTCGATCATGTCAGGCCGCCGGTGCCTGATTGACATTGCGCGCGTTACTGGCTGGTATACACTTCAACTTGTAACGCGATGGCCAGATGGTTTCCGGCGGTACGCCGAGGGCGGCGGCAATGATGCGCTCCACCTTCGGGTAGGCATGTTGCAGGGCCTGCCGGATGGCGCTGTAGTTCCGGTAGCCATGCTGCCGGGCCAGATCGTTCATGTTGGTGCCCTTCTTGCGGAGGGCGGCTTTGATGTCTTCCTTGTGCCAGTCCTGTGGGTCTGGTTTTTTTGCCAT